CAATAGGCCAAAATCCGGGCCACAAAGGCTTACCACTGGGCAAAATTGCAGGAAGTTCTATGACTTCCCACTCATCAGAGCCGCCACGCTGGATTGATGACTTTAAAATCTGGCCGGTCAGGTCTTTTTTGGACCATCTGGTCATTACAACGCAGATGCTACCGCCGGGTTGCAGTCTCTGCCGTGGTCCAGAGGTGTACCACTCGTAGGTTTTGTCGTAAATCGACGGATCGTTGAGCGCCGCTTCCTGTTCGGAGTGCGGATCGTCAATAATCAGGATGTCGGCACCCTTACCTGTCACCGCACCGCCGACACCAATAGCAAAATACTCCCCGTTCTTGTTTGTACTCCAGCGACCTGCGGCCTTGGAGTCCGATGCAAGCGACACATCTTCAAATACACCTTGATAATCATCAGACCCAACCAAGTTTCTAACCTTTCTACCAAACCCTACGGCTAATTCAGCAGTGTGTGCCGTCTGAATCACCTTTCGGTCGGGATATTTGCCTAGATACCACGCAGGAAACAGGTGGGAAGCGAACTCAGACTTAGTATGACGCGGCGGCATGTTAATAATCAGACGTTTTAGCTCGCCTTTTGCAATCTTGTTAAACGCATCAGCCATTACACGGTGGTGATCGCCTTCAATAAATGCAGGCCACACATGTTTCACGAACCCTAAGAAGTCATCGTGGGATAATTCTTTGGTTTTTGCCGTCTCAAGCTCATCTAACAGCCCGAGGATTTCCATTTTTTCGGAATCCGGCAGTTGATCTAGCTTAGATTTAATAGACTGTATGTCAATTTGCATGATTTATATTCATGGTTCGTACTTTACTTTGTTGAGTGTACACCAATATTCAATTTCTGTTGGTGAAAAAACGCCAAGCTCTGCATAGTCCATGACAATTCTGCCCAAGTCATAGAACATTTGGCTTTCTCGTTTGAAGCCTAGTCCTGTCAGGTACTCTTCTAGAATGTCTGATGCGGAGTCCCCAGTGTAACGAACCTTGCCGTTGCCATGAGGTGCATACTCTGCCATGTGCACCATTATTTTTGACCGGGTGCCGCGCATTGAGGCGGTGGCGCAGCGATACGCTTCTACAGCTTTTTCAATTACCGACACAACATCAGTGATGTTTATGGGCAATGGCTCAGTAGAGGATGTCCTTGCCCCTATTCTGCCAGTAGTCTGCATAAAGCCACCTCTGGTGGTACCGCTCGGCCAACTCTAATGTGTCAATGATACCATGTTTTGAAAAGAATGTCTTAATTCCTTTTGCATGTTGCTCGGTATGACACTGTCTACAGAGCGGCACTAAATGGTCGCTGGTACCTCCGGCGCCACGAGACCTCATGTGTGCGGGGTCACTAGGTCCATCACGCCCACAGGCGGCACATTCTAGTGTCCGTATCCAGTCTGCCTTGGGGCCAAACTGCTTTTCCCTGCGCTGTTCACGCTTTTCCTTTTTTGATAGCGCCATCGTTACCAAGGCTCTTGGCTATTGCCAATAAAACTTTAGGGTCTGACTTAGGGGTAGAGTAGGGGTCTACACCAAACTCCACTAACTCTTCGATTCCGGGGCAGATGCAGTCAAAGACATGGCTGTCATGGAGGCTGCACCACCACTCTTCACACATGTCGCATTCAATCCAGAGGGGGGTGCTGGGGGGATATTCCACCGCCATTCCTCATTCAGGTTTTCTGAGTCTTGGCAATATACGTTGTTCAGCCCAGACCAACACCCCGAGTTCACAACAGCACAACTAGACAGCACAAAAAACACTGCAAACAAAACCACCTGACGGTAACTACTCCAAAACCAAGCTTTCATACTCAGCCTCTATCCAGACCTTGGCACCACAAGACAATGGCTTGTCCGGCGAGTAAACCACAACAGATGGACCGTTAATTGAAACAGACGAAGCATACTCATTGCTCTTATACGTCTTCACGGTAATCACCGGCTCACGCTCCCCTTCCTTTGTGTTGCGGCGAATTTTGTGCTGGTTGATGTGAATCTTCGCTTTCATTTTTTCAACCCCCCCCCTATAGATAATATCTAGTATATAGATAAAAGCTAGTATTAACTAGTATATAATCTAAATAAGAAACTAGATTCATTATCTAGATAATATCTAGCTAGTTATTTTCTACCTAGATAATATCTAGCTAGATAATAACTAGCAGCAAAAGCACCAACAGAACCTACCAAGGTTAAGAGTTTCAATTTTTTTGTTGTAATTTTTTTCACAAAAGTACCTGACTTGTGTTAAAGACGAAAAGGTGGCTTAGGGAATTGTAACTCTTTCAAAAACTGTGCAAAACTGTACTTACACGCGCAGGACGGCCCTGCGCTGTGTCGGCCCTCCCCCGTGTACTGGGGGTCAAGCCTAGGCGGAACCCTAGAGCCTAGCTGATAGGGTAGGGTGGAGCGGACAGCCTCAGCTAATAATTAGTCAGAAACTCTTGACATTGTCGGACTAGGGTGTTGCGAGTGTCAGCTAATCCAGTTGGACATATCTTGACCTTGTCAAGCTTTTATCGACATAAAAGAAATGTGTTGTAGGGTGTTGACCCTTGTTGCCGATCTTTATAGCTTACCTTGTCGATTGGATACAGCGATCGCGGTCGCTGTCAGCAGACTCTCGAAACTGGCTAAGGTCCTGACGGGCTCAACTGGCGGGTATGATTCACGGACAAGCGGAACCGTGGACGATTAAGAGGAACCGCACTAATAATTAGTCGGACGCATTGAGGCGTCACTATTATGAGCAACGGTAAGACTGGCGAGTCTAAACGCACAAAGCAGGGCGGGGCTCAGGCTCCGGTAGTAGCGATGACCCAAGCGCAGTTTGAAACTGCGATCTCTGAGGTTGTCGCGAACGGAGCCAAGGCTCAAGTTCGCATTGGTAATGCCAGCGCAACGAAGAAAGAAGTTGCTAAGGATCTCGTGAGAGTCCTTAACACTGGCGTTCAGGCTAAGCTCGACATTAAGAGCGCTCATGAGGCAGTCATTAATGAGGCCCTAAATGATGAGAGCCTGAGCGAGAAGGTGCGAGAGTCTCGCGCCAACTACCTTGGCTCGACGTCGATGGATGGCCACAAGCTTTTCACGGCCCTCCACAACATGGGCTCCAATAAAGAAGTCCGTGAGGAGCTTGCTCGTATGGTCGCAGAGGATGCGATCTTCGTGTCAGGTGCCAAGGGCATACTTAGCTTTTGCGCGGACCGTCGGGATAGCGTCGAGAACATCAAGACCACTACCGACGTGAGCAGAGCAGACTTTGAGGAGCATCTCAAGTCTCTGCCCATAGGCGAGTCCGTCGACATTGTCGGGGCTCTGTTTCCTGACGGGCACGAGGAGTCTCGCAATGCGCGCGACTTCATGGCCACGCGCCTAGAGTCGCGGGTCAAGCTCCAAGCTTGGCTGACGGCCCTGGATGACATTGGGACCAAGGTGCACGAATTGGCCAATCCCAAGGTCAAGAGCTGGACCAAGCTCCCGACTGCTTCTGAATACCGGAAGCAACGTGAAGCGAACTAAGCAGTAGCAGTGCCGCAAGAGCGGGTCGGCCCCTAACGGGGTCGGCCCCTCTTTTTTTTTGTACCTAACTAATTATTAGTTGGCCATAGGTAACCAAGAGGAGGGATCGAATAGGTAACCCGCAGGAGGGATCGATCAATAAGTAATCCAGAAGAGGGATCGAATAAGTAAATCAGAGGAGGGATCGACCAACTAATAATTAGTTGACTAGGCCTAGGATCTCGTGTGCCGCTGTTCGAGAGGCCCTCTATGCTACTCTTTCTAGGCCTATATCACGCCTCAGAAAAAAAGCCAGATAACCTATCCCGTAATTCCTTTTCGATTTCGTCGGGGTTCCTATGCTCTACCACTACGGTGGAAGACTCATCGAATACTCCTTCACTCTTACCTAGTAGTTCGAGTGCCCGTACTCGTGTGGATGGCGGGTTGCTATCGTCCATCGCTTCAGACTTGAGGCGCTCAAGAATCCATTTAGCAT